CGCCTCTCTTTTTAGACCGACAATGCTTACCAGCTGACAACTCACCACCACATGCTTGCATGTTAAGTTCATACTGATCCAGGATACAAGGGGGTGCTACTGCGACCAGATCATCGCCGCAGATCATGGCACGGACCTTATACTTTGAAAGTATGGACGGATGGTTCCTCTTGGCACTCCGCCACCAATAAAGGTGGTAGAGGCTTAAAAGGATCCAGGTGGTGGGCAGTCCCATGAGTAGACCTCTCGATTGGTAGACGACCTCATCGTCACCATATGAGAGCTCATGGTTTGCGGAGCATAACCGGAGACCCATGGCCTCAGCGTCGGAAAACTTTCCAGAGGAGAGTAAACCTTCGATAAGGCAGGTGACACCATCACGGGGGAGAAGATCAGAAGCGGCCCTTAAGTCGCTACTGATGATCTCTCCTGAGCAACCTCCAAGCTGATTGATCAAATCAGCATCCGAAAACGCACCCAGTGCGCCTCGGCATTCTGCGACTCTCTTGAGACCGCGAATGAGACGTTGCCTCGGTAGATGTCCTAGTACTAGGACACTACCCTGTGACTTTGTCACCACCCTTGCCTTCAGTCCACGCTCCGCCACAACTTCGACCTTACTACGTAAGACGAAACCGGGGGATTGGACTTCGGCAAGGGCATGGGCAATCACCTTCCCCTCTGAGATAAGGTCAGTGAATTCCTGTAGGAGTACTCCTTCAGGTCTGACGATATCAGGAAAGGGGTCAGTGTCCGCAAAGAGAGCTTCCCTTGCCCATGCCTGTAGACCACCCTCTCTACGAGTCTTCTCATAGCAAGCCGAAGTGCTTGTGACAAGAAGATTGAAGGGGGGATGTGCTTCACTATCCAGCAGGAATGTGTTGGCAAACCAGCGACCGAAGTCGTGGAGTCCGTCAAGGTGTTCCTGAGGGGTTGTGAAGCCAGATGTCATGTCTATTTTATGCCTCTGTAGTGAGGCTAAAATGACATCAGGTCCAGGAAAGGGCAGCGCCCGCTTCACGAAAGACAATTGGCCTAGAACTAGTGGGATATCATTGGATACCCCCAGGCCAAACATGGCTCTCATTAAGCGGATCGCTAGGAAGTGTCTTCCTATCCACCCACTGATGTCCTGTGGTACATCATCGAGGGCGAGCCACATCTCTCGGAAGTCAGAAGACATCTGCTTGAAATGGTTCAAGACATCTTCAGGTTGGACTTTTTGCATCCATAGGAATGTAGATTTGGCCCAATTACGGAGAGCCCTCTCTGTGCCACGAGACACCTCCCCGGAGGTAATGCACGAGGCGATTCCTAGCCAAAGGGCTTTGAACGCAGCATTACAACGTCTCCGGGACCCACCGCCCCATTGAGCGGCAATGTTCGGTCGGAACCTCACATCACCACCCAATGAGGAGGTGAAGGGGAGGGACCTAGAGTTCCCTCCCCGTGGGGTGCATGACCGCTCAACCGCAACGGCCTCAGGATTCTGAGATCTGCTGTGATTGGA